GGGGTGCGGCCGCAGCGCGGGCAGGTGAACCGGTCGGAGCCGAGCCCGCCGATCCGGCCGGTGTGCGGGCCGGGCCCGTAGTGGTCGGCGCCGACGCACCAGGCCTGCGGGCACTGGGCGATCCACAGGCCGCCCTCGCAATACGGGCGCGCGGGATCGTCGGAGATGGTCAGCACGTTGCCCTCCGTCAGGCGGCGAGAATGTCGTTGCCCAGCTGGCCGTTCGTGGCCGAGCCGAGGATGAAGATGCGGTCCGGATCGGCGAACCCGCGGCGGCCGAGCTTGCCCGTGCCGAGCGTCGACGTGCCCAGCACGAACGCCCCGGTGACCTGCGCAGGGGCCTTCTCCAGGCCGAACACGGTCCGGTGCTCAGTGCCGCCCTGGGTGACGTTGTGGGCGATCTGCTCGACCCAGCAGTCCGCGTCCAGGCCGGTCTCGTACTCGGTGATGTGCACCCGGTCGGACAGGTCCCGGGTCAGCTGCTGCAGCTGCCGGGTGTTGTTCGCGGCGACCATGGTCACCTGGATCGTCGGCAGCCGCTCGGCACGCTGGGCCAGAATCAGCTGCACGATCGCCTGCGCGTCGTAGAACCCGGCCCACTTCGGCGGGCGCAGGCTCGTCGACGTCCGCCGCCCGTACCGGGCCGTCGACGCATCCTCACCGGACACGGTCAGCGACCCGGCCTCCTGCACCAGGTAGCCGCGCACCCGCAGGTCCTCGACGTATGCGACCCCCGACGGCGCGGTCAGCACCACGGTGGTCGACTGCCCGGACGTCTGCGGCATCGACACGGTGACGGTCCCGGTCGCGGTGTAGTCCACCCCGGCCACCGGGACGATCGCACCGATGAACGGGGCGCTGCCCTGCACCGTCACCTGCAGCGTCTCGCCCGACGCGATCGTGATCCGCGACGGCGCCGACCACACCACGGCCAGTTCCGGTGACACTGTCCGCATCGGCACGTCGAAGCTGACGACGTTGACGATTTCCTGCCAGCCGTGGTTGTACGTCGCCGGCGCCGAGAACATCGGCTCGATCGACTTGCTGTACCAGGTGGCCTGCGAGGTGATCGACCTGGCGCGCGTCGACCGGTGGTGCCGGTCCCGGAATACGATCCGGCGCGAGGAGTCGCAGGTGATCAGCGAGTACGGGCCCTCCGAGTCGAGCAGCTCCAGCGCCGCTTCGTACGCGTCCGCGCCGTCGAGCCACCACCAGGGCATGACCGTCGCGCCCGCGTCGATGTCCCGGTCCGCGGCCGGCCAGCCGATCGCGTCGAGGATCACGTGCAGCGCCTGGCCGGTCCGCAGGCCTTGGTACATCGGCGTGGTGACCTGGGCGCCGCGCAGCAGCGACAGGCCGTCGACGCAGGTGACGTCGATGGACCGCTGGTCGTAGCCGGGTTTGATCGTGAAATCGGCGAGCTGGCCGCGGAACGGGGTGTAGGTGACGCCGTTGAGCGTGGCCTCGAACTTCACCTGGCGGCCCGGGAGCACCTGCCCGTACAGCGGTGAGCCGGTGTTCTCCGGGCTGTAGTCGCGAGAGATGTTGTTCAGCTCGAACCCGGCCTCGCCGGGCCGCGGAGGAGAAAGCGCCCGGTTCTGGTCGCGGCCGTAGACCATGGACAGCTCGGTCCGGCCGTCCAGGGTCCGGCCGGTGACCTCCTCGCGGGCGCCCGCGAACGAACCGTCGTTGTCCCAGTCGATGTAGGTACGCCACCGGGCAGGCATCAGATCCTCCGACGGGTGCGCAGCCGGTCGATCGTCTCCGCGATCTTGTCTTCCAGCTGGCGCTCGGAGACGACGTAGCCGGCCTGGACGGTGACGTTGATCGAGCCGCCCTCGCCGCCACTGCCGCTCACTGGCGTCACCCGCTCCGGCATGTAGTTCTCGCCGAAGGAGTAAGTGCGGCCGGACGCGCCGACCCCGAAGACCGGCTCGGTGATCGTGCCGCCGCGGGCCATTGCGATATGGATGTGGTTGCGGTGCGCCTCCATCAGCGCGTTGTTGAAGCTGCCCTTGTCCCGCCCGCGGGTGTACGCGTAGTCGCGCTGCTTGGTGCGGTGGATCAGCTCCAGCGGGCGCTGGTGAGACAGGAAGGTCGCCAGGGCGTCCTGGTTGTAGCCCATCCAGTCGACCGCCCGGCCCGAGCCGTGCCACAGCGGGTCACCAGGGCGGTACGAGTTCCCGAACGAACCCGACAGCGGGCCGGTGCTCCTGATCAGGGCGACCACCTTGCGCCAGACACCGGAGTCGCCGCGCTGAGCGCCGGGCGACGATGGCCAGTCGCCGAAGTTGCCGGCAACCGCGCCGAGCGCCTCCGCCCGCGACGGGATCTTCATGCCGGCCACGGAGACGGGGAACGGCATCACCATGCCGCCGCGGGCGTAGCCCGGCACCTGCCCGGTCGCATTCATCTCATCCAGCAGGCCGGGATACTTCTGTTCGATCCGCCGGCGCGACTTCTTCCGGATCACGTACTCGTCGCCGTGGACGACCCCGGCCGGCTCAAACTCGCCGACGTCCGCGGTCCGGCCACCGTCGTGGTAGCCGGCGGCGTTCTTCCGGAACGCGGACGAAGCGGCGGAGACGGAGATGCCCTTCTTCGCGGCCTGCTGCAGGATGAGCAGCTGCTCGATCTCGCGCTGCGCCCGCTCCTTGCCCTCGATCGAGACGGTGGTCTTGATGTAGCGGGCCAGGTCGTCCAGGCGCTTGCCGTAGTCCTGCACCCGGTGATCGGCGGACGGCAGGCCGGGCGTGTCGATCTCCGTACTGACCTGCTCCGGGATGTCCTTGTACGCGCCGATCAGCTCGTCGACGGCCGTCTTCGAGAAACCGGCCTGGATCATCTGCTTACGCAGGGCCTCGATGCCCTTCACGTACTTTTTGGACGCGCTGTCGGTGCTCTCGCCCTCGCTGATGCGGGCCTTGCGCAGGGCCTCGATCGCCTCAAGCTGGTCCAGGACCGCGGTCCGGTTCTTGCGGCCCTCCTCCGAGTTGAGGGAGAGAGTGGCCTTGCCGTCCTTCAGTTCCTTCGCCAGCGAGACCGTCGACTCTTCCAGCTTGATGGATGCCCGGTCGGCGGACATCTGCTGGTCGAACATGTCGGCCAGCGCTTTGTTCAGCGCTTCGACCTGGTCTTTCTGCTCCTGGATCGCCTCTGCCGACTTTTCGGCCTGCGCCGCCAGATCCTCCTGCGAGGTAGCTCCGCTGTGCGCCGCGGCCTGCAGGTCGACGAGGCCCTTCCAGGCGTTCGGGAGCAGGTTGGCCAGCTGGTCGGTCTCCAGGCCGGACCGGTGGATCAGGTCGTTCCATAGGTCGCCGGCCTTGCCCGCATCCTTTTGCGTGGCGATGAAGGCGGAGAACGATTCGTCAAGCGCCTTCATCTTGTCGGTGGCGTCGTTGAAGCTGGTGCCGTAGAGCGCCTCGTTGAAGGAGTCGACGACGGAGGACACGCCGGGGACCGAGCTGATCGCGTCGTTGAAGCTGCCCCAGAAGCCGTGCGACGCGGCCTCCGCGGAGCCGGCGACCATCGCGAAGTTGTCGAGGTCCTTGCCGAACGTGTCGGTCAGGCCCTGCGTCAGCTTGCCGGTGGTCGCGTAGTCCTGCAGCGCCGACGTCAGCTTCGTGACGTTGACCTCCGCCGCGCCCAGCTTGTCTGCGACCGCGCCGACGACCTCCAGGCCGACGAACGCGACCGCGGCCCGGCCGGCCCACTTCGACGCCAGCTGCAGGCCGGTCGCCGCCCGCGCGCCGGCCGGTCCGACGGCGTTCAGCTCGACGACAGCGGACGCGATCGCGGCCCGGGTCTTGATCCAGCCGGCGAGTCCCAGCGCCAGCGCCCCGGTCAGCCCGGCAACAATAACGACGGACCCACCGACCGCCGACGGCAGCTGACCGAACTGGTCGACCAGGGCGTTCATCGCCTTCGCGGCGTAGCGCAGGCCGCCGTTCGCGGCACCGCCAGACTCGATGGCCAGGGTCTCGAAGCTGCCCTTCAGCCGCTCGATGTCGCCGGCCAGATTATCGGTGAGGCGCGCCGCAGTGTCCGACGCATACCCGGCATCGTTGACCTTGTCGATCCACGACTGGATGCCCTCGGCGCCATTCTCGTAGACGATGCTCGCGGCCCGCGTCGCGTCCGCCCCAAAAATCTGGGCCAGGGCTGCGGCACGCGCCTCCGGGGTCAGGTCCTTCAGCGCGACGCGCAGCTGGCCGGCGAACTTGCTCAGCCCGATGAATTTGCCCTGCGCGTCGTACAGCGAGATGCCCAGGTCGTCCATCAGGGCTTTGCTCTTGTCCGACGGGGCCTGGAGCATCAGGAGCATCTGCTTGAACGACGTGCCGGCGTCGGAGCCCATCAGGCCGGCGCTCGCGAAAGCGGCGAGCCCGCCGGTGGTCTCCTCGATCGACAGGCCGGTCTGGCTGGCAATCAGGCCTGCCTGGTTGAGGGCCTGGCCCATGTCGTGGACGCTGCCCTGCGCCTTGCCCGCGCCAGCCGCGAGCAGGTCGGCGATGTGCGGGACGTCGCCGCCCTTCAACTTGAACTGGGTCATCGCGCTGGCCGCGGTCTCGGCCGCCTCGGCGACGTCGAGCTGGCCGGCCGCCGCTAGGTCGAGCGCGCCATCCAGCGCGCCGCCGAGGATCTGCGACGTGGCAATGCCGGCCTTCGAGAGCTCGGTAATCGCGTCCGCAGCCTCGGTGGCTGAGTACTGCGTCGACTTGCCGGCCTCGATCGCCGCATCGCGGAGCTGACCGAGGTCCTTCGCGCCGGCATGCGTGGCCGCGCTGACCGCCGACATGGACTTCTCGAAGTCCATGCTCAGCTTGATCGCCGAGCCTGCCACGGCGCCCAGGGCCAGGCCCATGCCGGCGGCCTGGTCCGCCACCGCGTCGAGCTTCCCGGCCTTCGCCGCCTCGTTCAGATCGCCGGCGAAGGACCGGGCGGTCTGCCCGGCCTGCCGCATGTTGCGGGTGTAGTCGCCGATCTCGGCGACCAGCCTCACGCCAACAGTGCGCAGCGCCACGACTCACCTCTCCCGGATCGTCGTGCCCCATAGGTGGGCACCTCGCGTGGGGTACGACTTGCCTTCGTAGGTGGCGTTCTGGCGCTCGATGAGCATCCGGGTGGCCTGGCAGACTTCCCAGACCGTTTCGAACGGGTGACTGCCCTCTGGCGCGGTACACACCCGGCGCGGGCGGCCGCACAGCGGGCAGAGGCCGTCGCGGTAGAGCGCCAGGGCGAGCAGTTCGGCGCGGTCCTGCTCGGTGAAGCGTGGCTCCCGCGTGGTCACCGACTTGACCAGGCGGCCCCGGTGGTCGTACGTGTGCCGGGTCGTCTCGATCGGCTCCCGGCCGTCGAGCCGGGACGGCGGGATGCCGAGCCGCTCGGCGACCTCTACTCGGCGGCGGAGGCCTGCCTCATCCTCGAAGCGGCGCGCGAGAAAGGGATGTCGATCTCCCGCCGGTTCAGGCCCCACGCGGCGGAGGACAGGTCGTCGAACTGCCGATCGGTGAGGGCCGCGTTCAGCGCCTCCCACTCAGCATCGTCGAGCTCCGGATCGACCAGGCAGGCTCGGATCATCGCGTCGAAGAAGGTCGACGAGTCGACGCCCATCGAGTCTTCGTCCACGATTTTGTTGTTCTCGTCGCGGCGGGCCGGGTGCGCGGCGACCAGCTCACGCCACTCGCGGCGCGGCAGGGCGCGCAGGCGGAAGTCGTAGCTGTGCTCGCGCATCTGAGCCTCGATGCCCTCGATGCGCTCGGCGATCTCGGACGCACCGTTCCCGGCGAGGCTGTCGGTCGCGGCCTTCTGCGCCTGCTCCAACTCGCGTTCGGCCAGCTCGTGGTCGGCGGCCAGGTCGCCGCGCAGGCAGACCGGCACCACCGTCTCCGGCAGTGCCGCCTCGGCGAGCATGCTCTTGAAGTTGCGCAGGGTGGACTTGCCGCTCATGCCAGCACCTCGCCCCAGACGTCGTTGCCCCGGGAGCGCGCTGCGTCCCGAAGTGCCCACGCCGCGTCGCCGGATGCGGCGAGAACATCGAGGAGGTGCTCAGCGGGCATCTCCGGAAGCTCAAATGGCTGACCGAACCAGCGCGGCCACAACCCTTCAGGGACGTCGTACTGAGCCACGCCATAATCGACGGCGAGACGACCGGCGCTCTGGTCGATGTAGTCGTGGCCGTCCCGCTGGCGCTTGAGACTGAAGCATGCACGCCAGCCCTGGTCGCCCTTGATCAGGACGAACCGAGCAGTCGCCAGGTTCGTGTCGAGGCCGAGACTCCTGGCCCAGTCGAGCATCTCCGTGCGCCACGCGCCGTCGATGGCGTCGGTGCCGGTGTCGACGATGATTGCTTGCATTGGATCTCCTGGCGGTTGAGCGCCCGGACCCGGCCACCGCCAGGCGGACCGAATCCGGGCACGAAAAAACCGCCCTCGTCTGGGGCGGCGAAAGAGGAAGTTGCGGAGTAAAGCTGCAGTTCAGGCGACAGCAGCGCGCAGCGACGGGCCGGTGCCCGCGCCAGCGGTGATTTTGATCGGAATCTCGTACCGTTCAACGGTGTTCGGCTCCGGGTCCATGCGAGCCACCTCGCCGCACAGCGACGGGTAGACCTCCAGACCCTGCGCGCTGGTCCAGGCGGTCGACTGCACGATCGACCGGCGGATCGCCAGGAATCCGGCGGTGTCCCGGACCAGCGTCGTGAAGATCGTGTCGGTGCCCGACTGCTTCTTCAGCCGCAGCTTGGTGCCCGAGAACGACGCCCGGCCGTTGACGACGCTGTTGAACGTCGACGCGAGCGAACTGGTGTCGACGTCCGCGGTCTCCGGCGCGAAACCCATCAGGCCGTCCGCCGTCAGCGTCGACGTCAGGTCGATGCCCGCGTTCAGCTCGGTCGTCGTCGGGGCGTTCTGGTTCGCGATGGTCGGGACCCAGTAGACCCGGGTCTTGCCATCAGAGGTGATGTCCGGCATTCACCTACTCCTTGCTCGTGCCGCCGGCGGCCTTGGCCGCGGGCTTGCTGGACGTGGAAACGGTCGGCTCGGGGTCGGCCGCCGGCACTTCGAGCGCCCAGTGGGCGGTCGCCTTGTCCTCCGGGACCGGCGGGTCCGACGGCAGCCAGCCGCGGACAGCCCAGCCGGGCACGGACAGGGCCGGGAAGATCTGACGGCCGCCGTGCTCGGCGTGCTGCAGCCAGACGCGGTCCTCGGCGGTCGGGTCGCCGGTCACGGTCCAGCCGTGAACCTTGGTCCACCAGTCCCGGGCGTCCTCGCCCTCGACGAGCGCCTTGACGCCCTCGTGGTCGGCAATCCAGTAGCTGTTCGACATGCGGAGGCCCCTTACGCCTTGATCGCCGTGTAGGTGACGGACGTGGTGCCGGAGTAGGCCACCGTCGCGACACCCGTAGCCGGGTTGACGTGGCCGGGCAGGATCCGGAAGAACCCGTTCGTGCCGTTGGCCACCGCCTGTGCCGTGGTCGTGCCGGCGTTGCCGACCGCCGTGGTGTTCGGGTCGGCGATCGTGACGTTGATCGAGCCGCCGCCGCCGTTGATGACGTTGAGGATCACGCCGTTCTGTCCGATGTCGGACGCGGCGATCGTGTCCGAGGCGCTGACGGCGGCCGGGGTGATCGTCACCTTCGACTGGCCGGGCACCGAGGTCACGGTGATGAGCGCCATGCAGCGCCCCCCTTCGATGGATGATGGAATCCGCCATTCGACGGACGGTGATCAAGCGCGCGCGAGCCGTACCCTGCGGTACATGACGGATGTCAATGCGCAGCCCAAGAGGCGGTTTAGCTGGAGCATCGGCGCGGCCGGAAACCGGTTCGCCTACTCCTTTGTGGTCGCGATCCTGATCAACATCGCGTTCCGCAACGAGGCGCTCTCGCTGGCCGTCGGCCTGATCGTCTTCCTGGTGCTCACCGCGATCGTCTGGGCCGGAAGGCGTCAGGCCGGCAGCGACCGCCAGGAGTAGACGTCGACCACGTCGTGGACCGGCTTGCCCGGGATCTCCTCGTCGCGGCGCGCCAGCTGACCCTCACGCCATCGGATCGGCGCACAGGTCCGGCTGGCCACCGTCAGGACCCGGTCCAGGACCGCAGCCTCCACCAGCGCGGAGAGCGCCCGGGCCGACGCCGCGGTCGAGCTGACGCAGTGGACATACGCCCAGACGTCCAGAGCGATCGAGGTTCCGGCCAGGCTGATCGCGTCCGGGGCCGCCGAGCCGTCGGGGCGCTGGAACAGCGTGTAGACCAGGACGTACGTCTCCGGGGCGGCGCCAGTGACCTCGCCGTCGAAAGCGGTCAGCCCGGCGGCGGTCAGCAGGGCGATGAACGCGGCCGCGTGGTCCTCGCGGATGTTGCTCACCGGTCCAGCACCCGATCCGCGAGGTCCTGCATCGCTCGCTCAAACCGCGGGGCCTCGGCCTCGGCCTCCGGGGCCATGATCGGCTGCGGGGCGGACCAGGGCGTGCCGTACTCGTTCTCGACGAAGTGCGCCAGGCCGCCGCCGCGGCGATCCTGCTCCGGACCGATCTCCGCCCAGATCTTCGCCGGGGTCTCGTGCGAGTCGTAGGTGATCGCGTTGCCCAGTGCCGGGATGTGCTTGATCGCGGCGGCCCGGCGGCGCGCGCCGGTCTTGATGTTCAGCGCGCCCTTCTGGACGATCGCCCGCGTCTCCTTCGGGGCCGCGGCGGCGGCGGCCATGAAGTCCTCGGAGAGGAGCCGGACTTCCCGGTCCTCGAACTCGACGCCGCTCACGAGCCGGTCACCTCCAGGCACTGCGGCCGCCGGGCGGTGGCGTGCGTCTTGTGCGCCAGGTCGTGGACCCGGAACACCCGGCCCACCAGGTCGCCGTCGAGCGACGCGGTGATCGTGATCCGGTCGCCGACGGCAAGGCCGGTCAGCGACATCGGCAGCTGCACCTCGAGGCGCAGCAGCAGCAGGTGGTCCTCGCCGATGTCCTCGCGCTGCGCCTGCGCCTGCGCCTGCTGGATCCGGCACTTGCCGGTGTAGAGCGTGGTCGTCGGCGTGGTCACCACGGCGGTGGTGGTGTCGGTGGTCCGGGTGCCGACCCGGGTGATCGCGCACGTGTCGACCATCAGCGCCTCGGCGGCGGCCTGGCCGCGGGCGAGCACGGAGCTGAGCGACATCGGGCCTCCTACGGTCGGGGCGTGATGCCGGAGTACGGGCGGACGGTGACGCCGGTGTACGGCCGGGTCGTGACCGCACGGCCCGGAGCGGCCGTGCTGGGCTGGCCGAGAGCCACCGCGACCGCGAGGCCGGACGGGGCCGCGGACCGGTTCACGGCGACCGCCGGACTGCCAAGGGTTGCGGCGACGGCCAGGCCTGCGGGGGACGAGCCGACCGCGCCCACCGCCGGAGAGCCGAGCGCCACTGGAACGGTCAGGCCGTTCGGTGCGGCGCCAGTTCCGCTGGGGGTGAAGTCCAGGTCGACGACGTAGCCCGCCGTGCTGGTGCTGGAGGGAAACGAGCCGACGGAGGCGAACCGGCCGCCGACCGCAGTGATCAACCCGCGGGTGACCGAGCCGCCGGAGAAGAAGCCGCCGATCGCCTTGTACCGGGTCGTACCCCAGCTCACGACGTAGGTTCCCGCGGACACCGCGATCGGCGAACCGGGTGTGGCGGTGTTCCGGCTGCTCAGCACCGTCGTATCGAACGGGATGGACTGCAGTAGCGCGCCGCCGCCGTCCCACAGGTTCATGACCGGTGTGCCGCCCGGGGCGACGGCCGGCCAGTAGACGCTCAGGGAGTTGATCGTCCCGGCAGGCAGGGTGTAGCGGATACCGACCTCGGCGGTATCGAGGAACTCGCCGCCGGCCGCCGCCTCGATGTCGGTGAAGAAGTTGGCCACCGCGGGGCCTATCCGACGCGCAGGATCTTGTTCGTCCCGTTGTCCCAGGTGATCGGCGTCGACGCCGTGCCCGGCTGGATCGGCAGGCCGGTGCCGGTGTCGAACCAGGCGATCACCCGCTGGGCCGACGCGGCAACGTCGGCGCCACCGGTAACCGCGCTGGACTGGAACAGCAGAATGCCGTGGTCGACCGCGCTGGCCGTGGTGCTCGCGCTGGTGTCAGCCGCGTCGAACACACCGGCGGACACCGTCTTGCTGGACAGCGCCGCGCTGGTGCCGTTGATCGTGCCGCCGGCACCGGTCACGTCGGAGACGAATCGGTGCGCCGTGCTGAACGTGTAGCCGCGGACGAAGCTGGCCTTGATCGCGGCCGTGTCGAGGTCGATCGACCCGTCGACGAAGCCCTCGGCGGCAGTGGAGTAGAGCGCGTTCGCCACGAGGGCCTCCTCAGTTCGTGCCGATGGTGAAGGCGCCGCGGCGGCGGCCGGTGACCGCGAGTCGCGTCTTGATCGATTCGACGGTGGCCGCGCCGAGCAGCTCGGTCGCCCGGGTCTCGGAGTAGTCGTCAATGCTCATCGAGCGCAGGCCGGCAGGGTTGGTGTAGAGCGCCTGGGCGATGTCCAGGCACAGGGCCTGCAGGTCGTCCGGGATCGTGGTGTAGCCGTGCGAGTAGGTGACCCGCACCTTCGGCGCCCAGAGCCCGCGCTGATACCCCCGCGGCCAGCCCATCAGCCGGCCGCCGTCCGCCCACCAGTTCGGGTAGCCGCGGGTCAGCTCGCCGCCGAGGCGCTCAAAGTCGCGGCCCTCAACCAGGGTGACGTCGGTCGTGCCGAACATGCCCACCTCGACGACGGTCAGCGGGTTCGAGCCGTCGACCACGGCCGGGCGTTCCGGCAGCGTCAGGACCTGGCCGCCCCCGGCAAGGACGACGGTCTCCTGGCTGACGAAGCTGAAGACCTGGCGGGCGACCGCGCGGATCATGCCGGACGCGTTCGTCACGGCCAGCACCGCGCTGGCCGTGTCGACATCGCCCTGCACGCGGGAGGCGAGCTGGGAATCGGTCGCGAGCGGCGTCATCTCAGCCCACCTCCCGGTCGGTCATTCGGCGGACAGGAGCTTTTCGAGCGCGGCGACCAGCGTGCTGCGGGCGCCGTCTCCTTTGGCCTGCTCTGCATCGAGGGCGGCCCGGGCCCGGTCGCGGTCGTCGCCGACCCAGTCGGCCACCTCGGCGACGGTGCCGTCGGGCACCTGGTCGCCGGGATCCTCGGCGGCCGGGGCTGTGGCGAGGTCCTCGACCGGGCAGCCGGTGGCGAGCAGGTAGTCGGCGAGACCGCCGGTGACTTCCTCGCCCGCGGCCAGGTGCCACGTCTGGTAGTTCCAGTAGGCCGAGAAGGCCCTGGTGGTCTTCACCGACATGACGGCCTCCTCAGGCGTGCTCGACGACCACGGCGCGCTTGAACAGCGCCGCGTCGCCGGTGCCCGAGTCGGACGGCACACCGAAGTCGCCGGTGTACGACCAGCTGGTCGAGATGACCTGCTGCAGGCGGTCCGCCGGCGGCCGGACGATCAGGGCGACCTGGGTCGTCGGGGCCGCGTCGATCATGCGGATCGACGGGACGTCCTCCACGCCGGTGCCGGCGAGCAGGCTGCCGATGCCCTCGAACGGCGCCGCGACGAGCGCCCCGGCGCCGACCACGATCGGCCGGTAGACGGTGACGGTGCCGCCGGAGCCGCCGGCCACGGTCGGGATCTCGATGTTGCGGACCCAGTCGATGCCGGCGAACCGGCCGATCGACAGGTCGCGCCACACCGGGGAGTCGACCCGGCCCTGCAGGGCCTGCTTGAAGTCGGCGTCGGCGAACAGTTCGGCCTCGGTGTCCGGCGGGATGTGCGCGGTGTAGTAGCCGCCGTCGGTCGGGACGTTCATCTTCCGCAGCCGTGTGACCGCGGCACGGAACATCGCGAACGTGGCGACGTTCGCACCGGACAGGTCGAACGCGGTGTTGCCGGTCGGGCGGACCGTGACCGGAGCGTTCGCGGCGATGACCGGGTCGCCCGCGGTGTCGGCGCGAGTGGTGCCCAGGGTCAGGGTGCCGGGCCCGGACTGCACCGAGGTGCCGGTGACGGTGTTCGCGACACCGTTGATGGTGACGCTCAGCGGGTTGGAGCCGCTGACCGCCGTCGGGACGCCGTTGACGAGGACCCGGGTGAACCCGGCGACCTCCTGCACGGCGATCGACGTGTCGGTGCCGGCGGTCGCGGTGCACCAGGTCCGGCCGCCGGAGTAGGCCGCGTACATCTTGTTGCGGGCGATCCGGTTCAGCGACTGCCCGGCGTTGATGCCCAGCGTCTGCACGTCCGCGAGGAACTTCGACGCCAGGGTCATCGCCGACTGCAGCATGTTCGTGTCGACGCTGATGCCGTACTGGTCCATGGTCACGGACCACTGCTCGATCGAGTAGGTCGAGGCGCCGGCGATGTCCGCGCCGGCCAGCGGCGTGGTCGTCGGCGCGATCAGGCCCTTGCGGGTGAAGGTCTTGGTGTCGCCGAGGCTGCCCTGCCACGGGCTGCTGTCGGCAATCGCCGGAAACAGGAACGCCGGGATCAGGGCGTCGCGGAACGTCTGGTCGAGCAGACCGTTCTGCATGATCGCCTGGATCGCGGCCGGCAGGGTCGACCGCACGTCGTGGCGATCGAGCCGGAACCAGCTGGCGCGGGTCGACATGGTCATCTCTACTTCTCCGTGATCTCGATGGACACGATGTCCGGGTACTCCTCGGCGATCTGTTGCAGGCCGAGGAGCGCGGTCTGGGTGATGGCCGAAACAGCGGCACAGACGCGGCCGCCTTCGGCTCCCTGCTCGTGTCCGTCCACCTCGATCGAGGTGGACCCGTCGCCCAGCAGGGCGCGGACGTGGATCACGAGTGGGACTGCGGCCGGAGGCCGTACCTCGCCAGTTC